CAGCTTTGCCGGCAAGGTATTTCCGCATGTCCTGGTTAGTCCTGGCATCCATAGTGCCGGTAGAAGTGATGAACATAATTAACCCGCTGGGGCGCACCTTGTCGAGGGCCTTGACAAAGAAATAATTGTGAATCTTGTTCGTCAGGTAACGGGAATACGAACTGTCGGCTATTTGAATATCCCCAAAAGGCACGTTGGAAATGGCGACATCAAAGAAATTGTCCGGTAGAGCCGTTTCCTCAAACCCCTGGACGTAAACATTCGCTTCCGGGTAGAGGTATTTGGCTATTTTGCCGGTTACTTTGTCCAACTCAATGCCTACCAGCCTGCTCTTTGCCACCATGCCGGAAGGTATCAAACCAAAAAAATGACCCACGCCGAGCGCGGGTTCAAGTATCTTCCCTCCATCAAAACCAAACCGCTCCAGAGCTTCCCACATCGCCTTGATTACTTCCGGTGAAGTATAGTGGGCATTTTGGGTTGCCCTGGCGGCAGCATGATATTCCTTATCAGTCAGCAGCTCTTTCAGTTCTTTATTTAGCTCAAGCCATGTTTTATAGTTATCGTGTCTCCACGGCTCAAATATCTGATAACAGCTTCCCCAACCGCTGAACCTAACCAGCTTCTTTTGCTCTTTCAGGTCGGGCAAGCGGTTTTCCTCTTCGAGCTTCTTTAAAATTTTAATCGCTTCAATGTTATTCCTCGCCCTCGTTACAGGGCCGCCTTCAAGAATTTCTTTCTCGTCTTCTGCCGTTATTACATAGTTTCTTCCTCTTCCTGCTCCTTCTCCGGCGGCAGGAACAGGTACTCGTTCTTCGCGAACTCCTGCGCCATGAGGTCGTTCATGTGCAGGAGGCCCGCCTTTTTCAGGGTGTCCTTCTCGTTCTGAACGTGCGGCTGTTGTTGCAGGTCCAGGTAATACCTGCTTTTCACCCTCAGCGCGTTCACCACGGCGTTGTTCAGGCTCTCCTCGAACTTCCTCTGCGCCTTCAGCTCCCGGCACATGTTCGGCAGGTACTTCTCCCAGTGCCTCCGGGCCTCTTCCTTCCACTCCTGCGCCACCGGGCTCTCCAGTATCTCCTGGTCGCTGTCCTCCAGGTAATACACCCTCGCCGCCCTCCTTATCTTTTAATTCATTCACAAAATCAATCCATCTTTTTGTAATTTCTTCATCTGACCATTCTAATTTACCGCCATGTTCCTCAATAACTTGCGGTATGATTTTATTTCTAATACCAATGTACTCCATGAAGTCTTTTCGTCCTACCATTTCAGTTTCTTCAGGGAGTCCCATTTTAACCAGTGCCCTTCTATTTGCTTCATCTATTACTTCCTGATGGCCAATGCCATCCTTCGCTTCCGGTATTCTTACAACCACGGCTGGGGAAAAATAGATTTCAGATTCTTCGTATGACAGACCAGCTTTTGATGCTGCGTTTCTGACATCTTCTGCTAAGGTTTTAGGATTGTTTTTTTTAATAAATGCAATATACCCACCTTTATCTTTACCTCCATGATCTCTTTTAGTGCCAGAACACGAAGCAATTGTTTGGTAGGGTGTTTCATTTTTAATTATCTGTAATGGTTTAGCTATGTCTTTATCTACCTGCCCAATGCCTTCAACGTCTTCAACCCGATTCGTAGCCTCCTCGTATGTCATTTCTTTCTTCTCGCCAGCAGGAGGAACAGTCTCCTCTTTCGGCTCTTCGGTAAGAGGAATACCTTTCACCCCCGCGCTGGCGCTTCCAACGTAAATCCCGCTTTTCTCCAGTTCACCCGCACGGGAAGCAAGATATTCAGCAATGGCTTTACTGGCCTGCTCCAAAGGAACATTTAAGTTTTTCGCCACTTTCTGCGCTATCTCGTAGGCAGAAATATCCTGGCCGCGGCCTTCTTCCATTCCCGTTTTGGTAACAAGTTCATCCTCGATCTCCTTGTAGGCGCGGCGAAGTTCGGCGTCTATATCGAATTCTTTCCCGGCAGCGGGAGGGACAATCTTCTCTCCTGCTTTAGCTGCTTCCGCCATTGCCACTTCTGTGATTTTCCCCGTCAGGTCGTACCATTCAGCGTATTTAGAAACAGGAATATTAAATATCTTACCTTCTGGCGTCTGCAATTGAGCAACAACCAAACCGGAGCGATAACGGACTATTTTATTAACCTTGCCGATAAACTCTTCTCCAGCTTTTGCATCACCAAATTCCTGAATCATGCGCACCCGATAAACGCCGCCCGCTTTGGGGGAGACGGGTTTTACAGGGGCTTCTTTAACCTCTTTCTCTGTCTCTGCTGTTGTAAAAATAGCTGGATCTTCGTATATTTCGGCCATTTCTAACCTAACAGCTTGTGCGGCCATAGGGCTTAACTGTTCGGGCGGAGATGGAAGGTCTCCAATTCTGCCCTGCTCAATCCATTCTAAAAGCTGTTCTGCATACTTTCTTTTTAAAGGGTTCTTAATTTGTTTTATATACCTTCTTGCTTCATATGGGTGGGCATATTTTTTAAAAGATTCCGGTACGGGCTTCTCTTCCGCTTCGGTAGTCGCTGCCGGCGGTTTTGCTTCGGCCTTCGCCACCAGATCCGGGTAGTCCTTCAGCACCTCCGGCGGGACGGGTTTGCCTTCGACGAGGGCTATAGTAACTGCCGCCTCATGCGCCTGCTTTACGGCATTATCAAAACGTTTTTGTTCTAAATCAACATTCTGCCCTGTTTTCTTCGCATTCGCTAACGCCCTAGCATAGTCCGAACCACGGAGTTTTTCTGTACCAAGCCCCGTAAAGTCTTGTTCACCACGCAAGATAGCCCCTGCGTATTCTTGCCGCGTCATCTGCCAGGGTTCCTTCGTCGCAGCCTCAGCAGGCAGCTTCGCCTCTTCTTTTGCAGGAGTAGCTTTAGCCTGCCGCGCCATGGAAATGGGCGTAACTTTCCCTTCCGCCAGCCTCTTCGCGTAATCTGCCAGCTCCGGTCTGCTGTGCGCCACGGTGGTTCTTTGGAGCATCGCGTCCAGTTCGGAGACAGCTTCCTCTACGGCCTTTTCGACGGCGGCCTTCTTCCTTTCGTCAGCCTCCATGACTTCATCGAAGACGTGTTCCCAGGCCCTTTCTGGAGGCATGGTTTTGGCCTTCTCTTCCACCTTCACAGTTACTTCATTCTTTAAAGCAGGCGGAAGTTTATCAAGCATCCTGTTCCTGATGTGCTCGACGATGTTCCCCACGCCGCCCATGCCGGCGCCGAACAGCCCGCCGATGGCCATTGCCTCTTTCATCTTGGTGTCGAAAGTGATGGGTTCACCTGTAGCCTGGCGCTGGAACGCCTCTTGTAACCCTTCCTCAAGAGCTTCCGGGGCAGCCGCGCCGATAGACCTTGCCGCCCCCCTGATTACTGTAGATATGCGCGGCCCGGTGGCGCTAAAGATCGCGTTCCCCAACCGGGAAACAGTTCTGGTTGGGACGGGGGCAAAAGCGGCAGCCAGTTGAGCGGCATCCAAACCAACCAGTGCAAGATTCTTCTTGAAAACGTTGCTCGCTGCTCTTTCCGCGCCTGCAATATCCCCAGGATTTTTCGCCAGGTAATCTTCGTAAGCGCCAGCGGCCTCAAAAGCGGATTCTAACGGCCGTGAAGCAGCAGCACCAGTCAGAGAGCTGAGAATGGCCCTCCCGAACGGCCCCTGGCCGATTTTAGCGCCCAGTTTACCGCCGGTTTTATACCCGAGGTACATAGCCGGAATAAGAGAAAGAGTTAAAGGCACGGACCTCGCCACGTTTACGGCGTACCAGTCGGGATCAAAAAAGGACTTCCAGCTAAACTCAACGGGTTGGGCCTCGTAACCAGTCCTCACCGTTTCCCCGGCCCGCTGCAACTTTTCGCCCACGCTCTCCTGCTTCAGCATTTTAGCGACGGAACCGGTAAGGCTAAGGACATCGCCAAAGCCTGCCCGCAAACTAGCCCCCAGTTTAGCCGGTAGGGTCTGTTCTTTAGCCTTTGGAACAACAGCACCACGAACCGCTTCTTCAACCGTTGCTCCTGCGCCGATTCCGGCAGCAATCTTAGCTGGCTTAGGCAGGGCTTTTTTACCCAAAGATTCTACAGCCTTCGATACGGCAGGTATTTTTGCCGCCGGAACACCAGTCATTGCTAACCCACCTAGAACACTTTCAATAAATTCATTGGGTGGAATTTTTTCTTTGGGCCCGATCAATATTTCATAGAGGCTTTTCTGCCTCGGAGCACCGAAAGGTAATATTCCACCCAATGCTTTATCTAATCTTGTGTAAACGCTTTCCTTTTGTGGTTCTGGAGCTGCCGGCAGCTCCTGTTTTGTAACTGGTGCCGCAGCCGGCGATGGAGGTACTTCAAACTGCTTTCCAGGAAGGACAATATCAATAGCCTTCTGCCAAAGCGGGCGCTCGCTTATCCAGGCGGCTTCCGCCCGCCTTTGGGCCTCTTCTTCCAGTGCCCGGCGGTACTGCTCCGCCGAATTTTCCGCGCTCCATTTTTCCAGTACTTCTCCGGTCTTTTTTTTCAGCCTCTCGTCGAATTTGTCAAAATCCGGGATGTAAGGCATGGTAACTTCACCTTCCTGTTACAGCTGTTACAGGCGTCCCCTGTTCGGTTGATTTTGTGGCTGCCGCAGGACCCACTTTCCACCTTCCTTCGTAAAGCCACCGGCAGTCTGGTAAATGTAATCTATGAGGTCCTGCGGGTCAACGCCAGCCTTTCTCATTTCAGAAGCTTCGCTGTAAATTTCCGCCTCAAGTTGTGGGAGCAAGTAATAAGCGGCGTTCCAGCCACCTTTTGCCCAGGCATCATCCAGCCTGTTCTTCAGTCTTTGCATGTATTCCCCGTAAACGTAATTTTTCATATCTGTAACTGTTGGCTGTTTCTGTCTCTGCGCCTGCAGATTTAAAGACTGCTGCTGATAAGGCGTAGGCCCTAATTCATACGGCAGCAATGCCTGTTTAGGCGTATACACATACGGCAAATAAGCCTTCTCCTTCTCCCATGCCAGCTTCGCCGCTTCCTGCTGCGCCTTTGCCTGGCTTTCAGCTAACCCGGCAAAATAATCGGCCAGGGTCTGTATGGCCTTTTTCTGCTCCGCCGCGTCGGACTGCAAAGCATTGTAGGCGTACTGCGCGATCTGGCTGGCCCACTGCGCCTGCTGCTCCTGCTCCTGTTGCGCCAGTTCATTGGCAGCTAAAGCGGCCTGGGAAGCTATGTTGGCGAGCTGCGCGGCCTTATCAGTTTCCAGCTTCGTGCGCTCTTTCGCAAAGGCTTCCTGCACCTTCCGGCGCTGGTATTCGGCTAAAGGAGAGGAAGCTAAACCCCGTCCTGCTACAGTATGGGCGGTAGAGCGAAGTTCTTTGCCTTCTTGTTTGCCCAACCCTGTTAATGCGTTGGCCCAGGCCGCTTCTGCCAGTCTGCGCTGCGCCTCCGCCGTTTCGGTTATTTTCTGTTGTTCCAATCCCAGGCGCGATCTAAGCGCCTCCAAAATTGGGTTGTAAACCGCCGTGTACTGTTCGGCCTTCTTCTGGATGTCCTGCGCCGTCGGTTCAGGTGGCTTGTGCTTGTATGTGGGCGCGTAGGTTTGATATGCCTGCGCCAATTGGGAAGCAGGGGCGTAAGTCCTGCCGCCGACGGTGCGCAACTGCGATTGGGGAATATTCAATCCTTTGGGGAGTTGCACAGTTTTGGTCGCTGGATCATACCCGATTTGCTGCCCAGGAAAATAGCTTCTGACCCATTGATAACCTTCCGGCACAGGCGAAGGGATATATGCCCTGCCGCCTTCAAGGTAAAATTCCCCTGGCTTATACGTCCTGCCCAGGGCTTTCAATATTCTTTCCCTGTAAACAGCATCGGGATCAAATTCCCTCACCCATCTGTAACCCTGCGGTACGGCCATCTACAGCACCTCCTTCACAATCAAAACCGCGTCCTCTAGAGTGGTGTAATCCTTCGCGCCGTCAACCTTCACTTCCAGCCGGTACGTCCCTGTAAGGCTGGCCGTGTCGCTGGCCAGCAGGTCGTAATAGCATACGCCGCCGGTCGGGTTGCTCACCGTGCAGGTCTTGGTCATTCTGGTGTAAGCGTTTCCTCCGGCGATGACCAGCGTAACAGTTGCACCCGTAAGGTCTAACGGCGTCTTGTCGGATTTCTTGACCAGCGTAAATTGCAACCTGGTCATGTCGCCCTGCTTTATTTTGTAGGTCATGGTCAATTCCTCATTTTTAACATGTATTCCAGTAGGTCGGCAACCTTCAGCTTAAACTCCGCCATGTCGCGTACGCTCAACTTGTAGTCAACACGGTCGGCTACTTTCAGCAGGTAGCGCAAGACGATGATGACTGCATTGGTGTATGCGGTGGCCGTCAGCTTGCTGCCCCCCTGCAGAAGCGCCTGCAGAAGCCTTTCAATGGTAGCGTTGGCTGTAACTGTACTGTCACCCCGCAGAACGGAGGCCAAAGTAAGGATCAGTTTCAAGTTGGCCGTCATTGCGCTGTCGCCCTGCAGAGTAGCTTCCAGCAGGGTATACAGACCGTGCGGGGTGAACGTCGAATCGCCCTGCAGGAGAGCGGCCAAAGCCCTCTCTACGGATGTCCTGGCGGATAGAGAACTGCCCCCGGAAAGAGTTAACTTTTGCGTGATAACCGTTTCTTCGCCTATCATAGCTGGTGGTTCGGGGGAGGTGTATTTGCGGACGTATACATAATCAAAATAAGCAGTAGCGGTGCCATCTTTAGAGAGCGATAAGTAGGTATTTGTAACAGAAAATTTATTTAAAAGAATGTTATTAAAGATTGTTCCTTGATTAGTTGTTAAAGTGACATATTGAGAACTTGCTCCTGTATAATTTGCTTTAAGAGTTCCTTTATAGGTAGTATATTTAGGCGCACCAGTTATGACGTTACCTCGCCGCGTACCACCTGTAAACCAATCTATCCTACTGTCTCCCCCTTCCCAGGGGACTAAGAGCGAATACCAATCTCCGCCATCAGCAGATCGTTTAATAGGACACTGCGAACAATAAATATTTACTCTTGCATCATTAGAATCGTTTATAGCGTACTCAACTACAAATGAATTGAGGCTTAAAGGGCTTTTAGTTGTTAATAAATTACCGTCGCCTTCGCTGTAGGTTACTACCAGATAACCATTAGAAAGTGCGTACCCTGTTACCCCGGATAGATTCCATTTATCGGGATTTAAACTTGTTCCTCCAAAGTCATCAAAAAAGTTAAACACGGCATCGCCGTTGCTCTGACTTTGCAGGCCCAAATCCCCATAGCACAGAAATATCGTCTTCGTCGAACTTCCCGGTATCGAAGGCACCTTGACCCATATCTTTGTGCTGGTCGTGTTTATGCCGCTTTCGATCCAGTACGGCAATTCGGTCTGGCCGTCGCTGTCCCTGAACCTTATGTCCCCGCAGTCGGAGCGCATCTTCCCGGCGGCAATGAGGCTGGCCGTGTCCAGCGTTACAAGTACCTGGTAATCGGTAAGGTCGTTTGCGTTGCCGGTATTATCAATAGTAACCGACCTCTTGTAGCCGCTTCCGGTGTTTTGGAAAACCACTTCCCGCCGCGCAGCCGCCGAAACTGCACTGTCTCCCTGAAGCGTGGCCGCCAAAAGAACGTCAGCCATTCAACCCACCTACAATTCCTGCACCTGCAGATCCCCGGCAGGAAACTTCGCCACATCCCCGTTGTAGACTGTCTTTGCCACCGTCAGGGCACCGTAGTAAAGCAGGTTGCCTTTGATGGCCGTAACGTCGTCCAGCCAAATATCGCAAGCTCCGATGTCCATGGCGTATTTCAAGCCTATGGAAATAAGCGCCGTCAAGTTTGCCGGCGTAGCCAGCGGCAAAGCCACTCTCGTCCAGGTGTTGGCGGTCAAAGCGGGAATATTCAGCGTTTCTAAAGGCGAAGCGCAGTTGGCCATATCGTCCAGGAGAAGTTGCAAGTCCCCTGCTGCCGTGGCTACGGAACACTTGATCCACAGGGCTATCTGCCAGGCGTCGCTGATGTCTGTGGAGGCTATCGCTTCCGTGGCTAAAATATCCCCGGCAGAAGCATTATCTCCCACGGTCAGCTTCACAGAAGCGCTGCCAACTTTCTTGTCGGTCGTGTCAATATCGCTGGTAACGTCCGGGTCTACGTACTCATTCCAGGCGTCCTCGTCGCAGTCCTCGATAACCACGTCAACCGCGCTGGCGTCTTTTATGCCCATATACCCTATGTTTCCCCAGTCTGCCGTGGCTGTAGGAAAAACCACATCAGCAGAATTGGAAACCACGCCGCCAGACGGGGCACCAAAGGTTATCTCCGTCCGCGCATAGCCGACGCCTTTGACCTCTTGGCCTTTGTTCTCGTCCGTCGGCCCTACGCCGTCATTGAGGTATAGACAGGCGTAAACCGTCGTCGGCGGTGTATAAGAGGTGTTTCGCAAAACGTGGTTAAGAATTATGTTTTCGAGGTAATTTGATTTTGCGTCAGCCAATTTTGATCAGCTCCTTTTTAAACATGATCGGCATCCATTAACTCAACGTGATCGCTGATTTTGTAGCCATCCTGGAAAATGAGGGTAATGTATGACCCTTCCCCATTGTTAATAAGTATTTCCACCATGTTCCACCCAGCGAGCAAATTCAGCGTTATAGGCCCCATAGTTTTAGGCGCTTCGCCACGGTGCAAACCTTGTCCACATACGAATTGTTGATTAAGATAGACCGCTGCTCCGTCATCATGAGACAAATAAAAAGTCAGAGTCTTTTGTGCACTAACGTAAACCCACGTCCTAAACGCATAAGATTTGTACCCCTCGATGTGGTTCGGAACTAACTCGTTCGTGTCTGAAATAGTTGCAATATAATCCCTAAAGTCGCTTCTCTGCGGAACGTAAGAAATGTCGGCAACGTTGCGGGCACTGTATTTCTTCCATGTTTTACTGGTCAGTAACCCTTTAACTGACGTACCAGCAACGAGCACCGCTATCTTAGCCGTGGTAATTCCCGTCGGAACGGAACTGCCTTTTGGGTAAACATAGACTTTGTTATAAGTGTCGCTAGCTTCCTTTACGGGTTTAGCTACTAAGACAAAAGCCTTCCCGTCAAAGTCTGCCGGGTCGCCCCCTGTGTCATTTATAGAAGCGAAAACGGCGGGAACATTTGTATACCTTCCTTCCAGGTCTATTGAAACGCCGCTCGAATTATAATCAACCAGGTACGTTTCAAACCCTGTTGTCAGCATACCGCCTTTCGATACGGGTACGCTGAGCGGCCCGTGTTTATATAAACCTGGATACTTTCCTGTATAGTCAGCTCTTATCAGCACGCTGTCAATATAAACGTCGGCGCTACCGGTGTTATCTATGCGTAACTTTATAGATCCGCCGTTCACCGACGGCAGGGCGGCGAACGTTATTTCCGAATTCGGCCAGTCTACTCCAGCATCGAAAGTCAAATAATGAGGCGGTTGCGTCTGCACCTCCACTTCGTTACCTTTGGCATCCTTTGTCCAGTAGGCAAGCGGCACTGTACCACTGCCTTGCCAGACGCTTACCCGCACCTTTCCTCCAGAACCTTTTGCGTGTAGGGCAATGCGTGTCTTGCCGTTACACCACGCCCACCAGGCCGGATTAACCAGGCCCAAGTTGGCTTCATCTGGTTTTTGTTCGGCATATTGTCCCGACCGAAGCCTCAAACTATAAGTATTATCAAAATTGGCATCTGAGAAAACTACTCCATTGGTTTCCCAATAAGCAGGTTTCTTCGTGGTGGAGTCGAAAACTTCAAATGAGCTATTGAAGCATTTGTTTGGATAGTAATCGAGATAGAGCGCATTTAAGCCATAATTATCAACCGGTTGCGGCTTCTCCGGGTCTTCCGGCTTAATCTGGATCACCGTCTGGTTTATGTTCTGTGCGTCCAGCCTGCCCTTGTTTAAAAGCCAGTCAAGCTGGCGAAGGGTGTCCGAAAGTTTATCAATTAGCCGATGGGGGTCTTTATCGATGTCGTCGTAAGCTAAAGTTGGCAGTTCAATAATCGGCACGCTATTTCAGCTCCCTCGGCACAATAATTATCTCGGCAGCCTGGAGGTGGTCTATTCTATCGCTGGTAGAAACTTTAATACTGATGTCCCTATCCTTAACGCCGCTCAATTTAACCTCTTTGGTCGTCTGGCCGCCTACTTCAAACTCGACGCTGCCCTGTTCAACCTCATCTTTCTGCCCGCACACCGTGGAAACGTTCAAAGCAAAATTACTGTGAGACTCGGCGTTAAACCAAATTCTCTTCGCCTTAAACTTCCGGCTGTCGATGTAGAACGGCCCCAGGATGAACTCGGTGGTTATTGGGTTGCCCAGATCAGTTGTGCCTCCTGTTCTCAAAACCCTGGCATCATGCAGGCCAAAATACGGCACGCCTTCGCTTAAATAATCTCCATGCACGCATCCGCACCTTATCGCAACTGGGTATTCGTAGATAAACCAAGCTTTTTCGTTGGTGTCGAAAACGTAAACCCTGGTCGTCCCGGCGGTGAGATCGGTAAACACCAGCCAAAATTGATCGCCGAAGCCGTAAGCGCGGACGTAAGAGAAACTTTCCTGGGCAAGCAGTTCGTCTACCGGCTGGCTGATCGGGTATGCGGAGGTTCCGGTATAAGCGTAAACCTTTTTATCTTCGCCCAGCCAAATAACTGCGTCGCCCACTTTGGCGGAGCACCTTACCGCGTAAAGCCCCTTCTCGCCGCCCGCGCCTACTTCAAAGTTGTCCTCGCTGTAACCGTATACCCGGTAAAAACCCCTCGGCGTGAGGATAAAGAGATGGGTATTAAAGTCGTGCGCGGCCAAAACAGGCTCCGCCGGGTTGCTACTCGGGACAATGGCGAAATCAAGCGGCCAGTAGTCGATTGAAATGCGCTCGTTCTCGTCGTAACCGCAGAAGCGGATCTGGTTGGAGTAGGGCCAATTCGGTGCCCAACCCCAGACGTACCCTCGCCAGGTCGTAACAAATTCAAAATTGGGCACATCCCCATCATTGTTTATCAGATTGGAAAGAGTTCCTGCGGCTATGTCGTAAAACCCCCCCTGGCTGCCGCTGACCAGAATCATGAAAGCGTCTCCCTGGGGTATGCTCCAAACCGTGCTGCTGTACGTGTTCCCAGCCACGTCTGTCTTTATTGTTGACCAGTTAACACCATCCAGGGTGTGCCAGAGGTTGCTGCCCTCCTCCACCAGAAGCCACGTAGTTACCTGCACCTTCCCCGCGCTATGAATAGAGGCAATCGGGTTGGTAAAAGGCGTTTCCGATAAAACAGAACAGCCCTCCCTGGTGTAGAGAGAGCCGTTCTTGGCGTAGAAGTTTTTGCCGGTGGAAGGCTGGCCCGGTTCTCTTGTATGAAGTTTGTTAATGCCGCCAAAGGCATTGATCGGTACTCCCGTCTTTTCCATAGCACACACCTATTTAACCGGTTTGCATTCCAATAAGCTGAGCTATCCTCGCTTTACGGATAAATTTCCGGTTTACCGGTTCCATCTCCCAAATGCGATCAATGGCCATCTGCCGCTTGCCGAGCAGAAATTCGTTGTAGAAGTCGTTCTTATCGTTCAATTCTTCTTCCTTCTGCTGAGACTTGGCCGCACAGTACAAAACGACAAGCTGGTGGTACTGCGCCGGGAGCCCGCTGACTGTTTCAACATCATCACTCAAAGAGCTTATGCGCTTGAGCCGCTGGTAATAATCTACACGACAGACGGCAGACGCTCCACTCAACCCCTGCAAGAGTATTTCACCGGTAAGTAGCTTCCAGCCCTTTGAGACGTTGTCTGTAACTGGCAGGCGCCTTAACATCTCGTTATTAGCGAAAACGTGTAAAAACTCATGCGCCTGGGACAAATCAACATCAGCAACGATGTCTATAGTTCCCTTGCCGTCCGTTAGCGTTACGCTGATGTCCTCCTTTTTCTTCAAGACCTTAGCTACCGGCGTAAGGTCGTTGAGAGCCATGTTGATGTAACTAACCCAAGTTGGGTCGTCGTACACTTCCTCGGTCTGTAGCTGGGCAGCAGCGATGATTTCGGCAACGGTCACCAGGAATCACCTCCATCCGATGGCCATACGGACCTTCGTATGACTGTAGTTTACCGCCTTGTTAAGCAAAAGCCACGCCTGCCGCCTTTCGAGGTAAATTTTTTCCCATGCCACTGCCGCGTCGTCTTCACCCATAACTTTAAATACGTTACGAAGCGCGTAAGCGATAAGCACTTCGTCACAGTCCGCCAAAGACGGCGTATCGCTGTCAGCCTGCATATCCTGCGATCTGGCTATATAAAAAACGCTTACCGCACCCACACTGCCAGGCTTCGGGATAAGGTAGAAAGTGCTGCCAGTCTGGAAGTAATAAGCCGGAAAACCCGTATAAATGTTCGGAAGCGAATCCCCCGGCCACGGAGAAAGCTTTATGCCTTGCCACGCAGCAGACTTAAACACAAGGCAGTCCGCTGGCAGGGTGAATGCACTGTCAACAACGTCAGCTTCTTTTGTTTCGAGGCGCTGCGAATCAAAGGTAAGAAAGCGCTGGCACTCATTGAAGAATTGCGCCAGCGCCCCGTCGTCCAGAAAATCGCCCAGTCCGGGGGCAGTCCGGTAAACTGCAGACTTTAATTCAGCAAGAGTCATTTAAAACACCCTACTTCGTGGTTTTTAGCGCAACATCCGCAATCGCAATCGTTGCCGACGGCCCCTGGGTCGTTGCGTTCTGGGTATAGGATTCGTCTGTATTTTCCGTATGCGTATGCGCGTTGTACTTTGCCTTCAAGTCATTAACCAGGTTTTTAATGACGTTCAAATCGTCCACCAGGTCGCTCAATACGTCCCAGAGTTCGCCGCTGGCAAAACCCTGGGCCATCTCCTTTTT